GATACAGATGTATCTTTAGATGCTAACTTCTCTGACGATGACTCAGATGAGATGGAAGTAGATATGGATATGAATGTTGATTCTGATAATCCAATGGATTTACGTGACGCATCCGACGAGTTTATTTTGAAAGTATTTAAGTCTATGGGTGAAGATGATGGTATCATCGTAAAAAAAGATGGTGATGACATTCATTTAACTGACAACAATACAGATTCAGAATATCTTGTTAAAAACTTAGGTGAATCTGAGGAAGAAAATTATGAAAATATGGAATATAACGAAGAAGAAGACGACGACAGTACCCAACGTGCAATAGAAGCTATTTTCTCAAACAATTCTGATGTTTCTGACGACTCAGGTTCAGACGAATTTATGGGTGAAGATGAAGTTGTTTATGAAATTGAATTTACCGAAGACGATGAAATGGACGAATCTGAAGAAATGGATGAATCTGATGAAATGGAAGAGTCTGAAGAAATGGACGAATCTGAAGAAATGGATGAATCTGATGAAATGGAAGAGTCTGAAGAAATGGACGAAGAAGATTGGCAGATGGACGAATCTTATAACCATAAGAAGTCAAAGAAAGTAGAAACAAAAGAAAGTAAATTGTCCGTTAAGCCTAAAGGTGTTGGAATGGGTAAAGCTAAATTCTCATATAAGAAATCATCAGGTGGTTTCAGTGAGGACAAAAAAGAAGGTCCTAAAACTATGGGAACAGGTAAAGCCAAATTCGAATACAAGAAAGGTGAAAACATGGAAGGTACAATGAAACCTTTAAAAAAGAAAGTGGAAACTAAAGAGGCGGCACGTACTTACGCGTTCGGTTCTAAGGACAAATCAAGAGGACTTAGAAAAGGAGTTACACCTAATAGGAATTTAACTTTCGAGTCATTGGAATTAGAAGTTAGTTCTTTGAGAGAGAAGAATGAAGAGTACAGAAAAGCATTAAATGTGTTTAGAGAAAAACTTAACGAAGTTGCTATTTTTAACTCTAACCTAGCATATGCTACAAGACTTTTCACTGAACACTCAACAACTAAAAAAGAAAAGATAAACATTCTTAGAAGATTTGACAATGTTGATTCACTTAAAGAGTCTAAAGGACTTTACAAAGTAGTCAAAGAAGAATTAACTAAGACTGACGCAAAATCACTAAATGAATCTGTTGGTAACAAACTGACAAAATCAGTACAATCAGGTTCATCAACTACTTTAATCGAAAGTAAAACTTACGAAAATCCTCAGTTTATGAGAATTAAAGATTTGATTACTAAGATTGGGTAAAAAAATAAATAAACAAGAAAAAATAAATTTCACAACATGGGAGCTTTATTAGAATCAGGTCTTGTTGGTAACATCGGTCTTAAGCACCTTAAAGTTATCAAAGAAGACACAATCAACAAATGGAATGGCCTAGGTTTCTTAGAGGGACTTAAAGGTCATATGAAAGAGAACGTTGCTCAACTTTATGAGAACCAAGCGTCTCACTTAATCAACGAAGCATCAACAACTGCTGACTCAGGTGCTTTCGAAACTGTCGTATTTCCAATCATCAGAAGAGTTTTCTCTAAGTTATTGGCTAACGACATCGTATCAGTACAAGCAATGAACTTACCAATCGGTAAATTGTTCTATTTTGTACCTAACATCCAAAGTTACCAAGATACAGGTGTACCTAACAGACACTATGCACCTTACGGAGCACCAGGTGGTCCTGATACACCTAACGAAGGATATAACTGGAATGAAGGAAGAGACCTTTATGATAGATTTTATGAAGGTAACGAACCTGCATTAGACCCTCCAGGTCTTTTCGATTATTCTAAAGGTCAGTTTTCTGCAGTTACAGGTAGTGCAGTAACAGCTGTTTGGAATAACTCAACATTAAATTTAGTACCTTCTGGATACACTGCAGGCGATGGTCCTGATGGCGGTTCTTACAGAAAGGTATTGATTGTTATGTCTGGTTTTGCTCAAGTAGCAGCTGGTAAGTTAATCGGACCAGACGGTAACCCAATCGACAACGAATCATTCTTGTCTGATTTGACTATCTACGGTTCTTCTTCAAATGCTTACACATCAGGAAACACAACAAATCCTTATCTTTTCAGACTTGTAACTCAAAGATATGGTAAGGGTATCGTTCAGTATGGTAGTAATAACGACGTATTGGCGTTCCCAGAATCAAAAACAGGTGGCGGAGCTTATGACAACATCTGTGATGTAAACGGTCAAATCTATCTTGAGGTTGACCTTCAAGTACCTTGTACTGTAGGACAAAACTCTATGGACGGATATTCTGGTTCAACATTCGGTTCTACTAATGCAATTAACAACGCGTTTGTTCCTGTATATAGAATCTATAAGAATCTTGAATTCGAAGATAAGATTGGTGAGGTTTCTTTCGACCTTCAATCTGTAACAGTTTCTGTAACTGAAAGAAAATTAAGAGCACAATGGTCACCAGAAATGGCACAAGACGTTGCAGCTTTCCACAACATCGACGCTGAAGCTGAATTGACAGCTTTATTGTCTGAGCAAGTTGCGGCTGAAATCGATAGAGAAATCTTGAGAGACCTTAGAAAAGGTGCGGCTTGGAACTTGAGATGGGATTACAACGGTTGGAAGAGACTTGGAGCTAACGCAGTTCCATACACTCAGAAAGACTGGAACCAAACTCTTATCACTGCAATCAACCAAATTTCAGCTCAAATCCATAAGTCTACTCTTAGAGGTGGTGCTAACTGGATTGTTGTATCTTCTGAAATCAGTGCTATTTTTGATGACTTGGAGTATTTCCACGTTTCAAATGCGGCTCCTGAGCAAGACCAATACAACATGGGTATCGAAAGAATCGGTACACTTGCAGGTAGATATCAAGTCTACAGAGACCCTTACTTCCCAGCTAACCAAGTTCTTCTTGGTCACAAAGGAACGTCTCTTCTTGACACTGGTTACATCTACGCACCATATGTACCTTTACAACTTACTCCAACAATGTACAATCCGTTCAACTTCACACCAATCAAAGGTATCATGACTAGATACGCTAAGAAAATGGTGAACAACAGATTCTATGGTAGAATCACAGTTGACGGTGTAAGAACATTCGATTTGAGAGAGTTGAGATAGTATGGTCTGAACCAAAATACCAAAAGGGTCCTTCGGGACCCTTTTTTTATTTTATTAAGTATTTATAATAAAGTTTTTAATATGATTAAGCAAACATGGAATGTGAGTAGTGAAGAAAAAAATAGGATTTTAAACCTTCATGAAACTGCAACAAAAAATTTATACATTAAATCACCCGTAAATGAACAAAAAAATGTAGGTATTATAGTTGGTAAAACTGACGCTAGTAGGGTATCTCACGCGGCTTTATCTAAATTTGGTTTACCAAGTGGAGCAGAACATGAAAATTATTACTATTACGCTGATGTTTCGAAAATATTTGATATGGCAAAAAGTGATGACAAATCAAAATATTTATCTATTTTCCAACCAAGTAATGCATATGATGAAAATAAAAAAGCATATATGGATTACGTACAATTTGGAGATGACGATACAAATAGTCTATCAGATTCTGGGTCAAAAGTTTTCAAAGTTAGTGGTGGTAACGTTTTTGCAACTCATAATGGATTATTAGCTTTGATGAGAGTAATTGAAGGATTGCACACAAATCAAATTTTTTACACGGTTCCTATAAAAATACAATTTGGAGAGCACACCGGAAAAGAGGCTGAAGAAAAGTCTGAAAGGGGATTTGATGCTATAAAACTTAATGTAGAAACAATCGAAAACCATTCCTCATCAGTAAGAGGAATCCAATCTTATATATCTTTACTTCCTGTTAAAGACTATAAAAACACAACTTTATATCCTTCATTTAACTTACCAAAAGAAAATGTTATTACTATTGTTAAAAACATGTTTTTGAATAGAATTATTGGACTTGGTACTTTTTTACCTGAAGATAAAAAAGATGATGTACTAAAAAATCTAACTCCTAAAGGGTACATAACTACTATTAAAACGGACATAGACACGGCGTTTTCTAAACTAATTCAACTGGCCTCATTAGAAGATTTTACTTATCCTGGAGGATATCGTGACGAAAATAAAGGGACGGTTAATCTTGACAAATTAAATAAAGTATCTGAAATAGGTAAATCTTACCAAGATTCCTTATTCAAAGAATACAGAGAATCTTATATTAACAATTTGAAATTGTTTGTTGACAACTACATTCCAAACAATACAGAACTTATTAATCAATTAGTGCCAAAAATTTATGTTCCTATTATTCCATTAGGAGTCGAATTTGAAAGATTATTTAATGCTAAGTTCGGAGGAGGTTATCAAACAAAACAACCTGAATATAAAACAGATACCAAAAAATCAGATGTAGGAAATTAGTATTTAACCATTTTAATTCCAATAATAGTATTTTGGTAAATTAAAATAGTGTCCCCAAAACTATAAAGTTCTTTTTTACCTGTTTTTATATCAGTAATATAAAATTTTGTGTTTGGGAGTAAAATAGTAGTATCCCCTAAGTTTTTGGTAATCGGAGATTTAGGTTTATACATAGGAATGTATTTTTTCGTTTGAGAAAACGAAAAACTGGTTACCAGTAAGAAAAACAAAAATATAAATTTTTTCATGTGTTATTTTTTTACAAAATTAGTTATAAAAATATTTCCAACAAATTTTTTTTAATATAATTATAGACAGATTTTAGTTTATCAGTCCCCAGTCTAACAGGCTGTTGTACTATTCACGGATAGGAAGGTATTGGTAACGTAGTCATAAAACTAATATAAAATTTAAAAAATGAATTACGCAACACAAGTGGGCAATCCGACTGCACACATCACAAAGAAAAAGTCACGTCTAAAGGTCTATAACGGGCACATTGTCTTCCTTAATGATAAAGACAATTTTGAATTTGAAATACATAATCCAAAACAAAGTTCCGTACTTGTAAAAATTAAAATTAATGGTGAATACATTTCCACATCAGGGGTTGTATTGAAACCAGGTCAGAGAGTGTTTTTAGAACGATTCCTTGACACTAATAGTAAATTTGAGTTCAGTACCTATGAAGTTGAAAATACCCCCCAAAATCGGTCTGCAATTGAGTTAAACGGAATGATAACGATTGAGTTCTATGATGAACATATACCTCAACATATTAACTATATAACAGGGACAAGTTGGTATGGTACTTTGAACAACTCAAACACTAATTCACCGACATACAATTCAGTATACTACTCTAATACAAATGGAATAACGTTAACAACGTTAACCAATACTTCAAATACCTCATCAATAAAATTGGAAACTGGCAGAGTTGAAAAAGGTGACAAATCTACTCAGGACATAACTAATACATATGGAAATTTCAACTATCACACTCTTCATCGTGTGGAGTATAAAATACTTCCTAAATCTTCTAAACCCGTTGAGGTTCAGGAAATAAGAAATTATTGTACTGAGTGTGGTACAAAAGTCAAAACTAATTACAAGTTCTGTCCTTCGTGTGGAAATAAAATTTAAGAAAAAAGGGTCCCGTGAGACCCTTTTTTTATTGAACAATACTTAGTTTTGTATCCAAAATATAAACAACGTAATAAGGTTAATTCCTGTCTTTTAGGTTCAAAAAAATCATCGCGAGCAGGTTTATGTCCGTCAAATATTAACTTGGTGTTCTCCCTCTCCAGTTGGATTATTCTCGACATTATCTGTGTCATGTCTTGTTGTGTCATCATAAGAATATATTTCTTTATTAAGTATTCTCAAACATTTAGAAATTATCTCAGATTCGGTCAAACTGAAAACATTTTTTGAATGAGCCATTACAAGAGCTTGTGACAAAATGAATATACTATTGTTTAATTCCAAATTATCAATAATCTGTTCTACGGATTCTTCTGAATAATATGCCATAGTCTCAAATAAGAACCCTAAAGGTTGTTTGCTTTCCATATATTTATATTATATGAATAAAAAACGTATTAGTGAAGCAACTGGTTCATCTAGTTCTGGAAAATTTAAGGTTCCGATAGTTTTGGCCCCCGAATTATGGGAAAAAGACCAACTAGCACCTTTCACAAATCCAGTTTCTAACTATTTAAATGCTGAGTTGGCTTATGAAGAAATGGATGGTGATTTTAAAGAAACACCAGAAGAGAGAAGAAGAATAGAAAATAAAACAAAAAAACTTTCAAAGTTGGACCAATATTTAAAACAATTTTATACAGGACAAAATGATGAGGACGGTGGAAACATTGCCGATATCGAGTCGCCCAAAGAAATAATTGACAAAGCTGTCGGGTCAATCAAAGAAGAGAAATCATTTTTAAAAGAAGATTTAGCCGTTTGGTTTGGAACCAAGAAAAAACCTAAAGGTAGTAAACAACCTTCGGGTCCTTGGGTTAACATATGTAGGAAAAAAGAAGGTGGTGGTCACCCTCCATGTGGTAGGTCAGAGGCAAAAGATTCTGCATATCCAAAATGTAGAGCAAGAAGCGTCGCCTCAAAAATGACCGATTCTCAAAAAAAATCAGCATGTTCTCAAAAAAGAAGAGAAGAAAAATCACATTCTAAATCAGGAACAGGAAACAAACCAAAAATGGTTTCTTATAAGCCGAGAAAAACAGAATCAATACATAATTTAATTAGAAAAGTAATTAAAGAACATTTATCTAATAGACTCTAAAATATTTTTTAGAGAATTTTGAATATTACTTCTAAATTCTATTTCTAAAGATATCCTAATAGAATCCAACTTTTTGTCGAAATTAGATAAAATTTCTTGATAGGAATCACTATCCTCTATTACTAAGGTGTAACTGTAGATATGGTTGATTATATTAATCACCCTGTTATCAATCATGACGAACATACCCAGTTCATCATTTTTAATAAATCTTTTTTGTGACAAAGGAGCTAAAGTTAAAACAGAACTTTCTCTATCAATCAACTCTTTTGTTATTTCAATACAAAATTTTTCTTCCTCTGTTATTGGGGGTTTTGGGTCAAATCTATCCTGTAAATAAAGATAAACTTTAAACATTAATCTAGGTATGTATCCAACAACATTAACTTTCATGTTGCAAATATAATAATTTATATCATATTAACAATACGAACCAGAACAATGTTTTTTACCATCTAATCCCGCGATATCTCCTTTACAAACTTGTACGGCGAACCCATTTGCATAAGCCGAAGGGTAAACTTTATATTTTGACTTTGCCGCAGCCTTTCCTCTTGCACATAGTTTAGTTCCGGCTTTTTTTCTACCTTCATTAATATCTTCGTAGTCTAAATAATCAGATTCTTTTGACATTTGATTTTTAAAAAAATCAAATACTTGGTCCATATTAGTTTTTGCCTCTGATATATGGTCATCAGCCCAATCGTGACCATCCTGAATTATTTTGTCAATCATATCAGGGTCCATTTCCAACATCATTTCACATTGTCTTTTTATTTGTTCCAAGTTACTAAAAAACATGTAATTGCTTTGTTCTTGTTCATTTAGAACTTTTTTGACTAATCTATTTAAATCAGATTCTGTTAGTTTTACTATCTTTTTCATGTTTGATTCTTTAACTAATTTATATTCTTTATTTTCTTTATCCTTAAGTTGTATTGAAGGAAGTCCAACTTTTTTTGCGATTATTTCAACAGCATCTTGAGGAATTGTTTTTGTTTCTTTTTTCCAAAGTTTTCCTGCAGTAATTTCCCAAGATTTGTCTAAAGGAGTTAGTTTTTCAACATTAACATTTATCCAACCAAACGTGGGGTCTTTTATTGATAACCTATACTTATGTCCATTTAGCAAAACTTTTCCATCCAACACTTTAGCATCAATTTTTTGTTCTTGGATTTTTGTTTTTATCATTTTTTATTAACTATTTGAAACGTTAATTGTTTTTTATAAGTATCAACTTCGCCGCTAATATTTACCTTTATATCAACGTAATATTCATTTGGTATCTTATCTCTAGTGTCAAAAATAAAATAGTACTCATTTGGTGTTCTATTTATTTTAGTCCAATCTTGAACTTGAACTTCAGTATTACCTTCTCTAACATATATCCTGTAGAAAGCATCTATGTTTTGTAACAATTGTTGAGTTGTGTA